GACTTTTACATCTTTGGAAACAAAGGATTAGGAAAAGCATACAGCTTAGCTCAAGCATCTGCTGCTAATGGCGCAGGTTCTTACTACATTGGTGCTAAAGAATTGGATTTCTTAGGTCAGCGTTTGGCTATCTTGCCTTTCGTAAATCCTAACACGATTGTAGCAGCTAACGTATCTAACTTACACTTTGGAACTGCTTTAGATGCAGAATGGAACAATGTAGCTATCTTGCCTCAATTTGAAGCAACTGGAGATAGAACAGTAAGATACAGATGTGACTACGCATTTGATGTAAATTACACTAACGGCGAAGATATTGTACTTTACCGATAGGATTTAATTAATAGTTTAAAGGGGGTTGAAATATACCCCCAATAAACAACAAAAAAATATAAAAAAATGGCAGCAAGTTTAAGTTTAGCAGCAGTAGCTGGTACAAATTGCCCTAAAACGGCAGGAGTAAAAGAACTTTACACTATCCCAGTAGGAGATATGGTAAGCGTAACTTTAGGTTCAGACCACGATATTACAGATTTAGTTTTTGCAAATGCAGGTGATGGCTTTGGAAAATTAAATTTTAAACGTGGAGAATGTGAAGTTACAGAATCAATGGAAAGAAGCAACGAGGTTAGCGTTAATTTCGCAGTAGCTAACCCAACAAGCACTCAAAGAAAAGAATTAACAGCAATCAAAAATAGCTGTGAGCAATATATGGTAGCCAGGTTATATGATGGTGACAGACTATTGTTTGTAGGTTATGATGGTGAATCTTTAGATGAAGGATTTGTAGCATTTGCATCTTTTGAGTCAACAAGTGGTAGAGCAAAAACAGATGACAACTTATTCTCAATGACAATGACTGCCGAGCAAGGTGAGCCGTTAAGAGTATTAAGTGGTATTTCTGGAGCATCTACACCAGCAACAACACCTACTGCAATAGTAGCAGAGTTAGTTGCAGCAACATCTGTATAAGATGATGTGGCGATTTAAAAAAGAGTATCAAGGTGAAAAAATTGGTATCAAGGGGTTTGGTCTCCTTGATACTAACCTTGAATCAGCAGATACTATTCACAAACTTTCGTTAATGTCCGAATTCAGAGGACTAATTAGATACATAGAACGTGCAGAGCAAAAACCAAAAAAAGCAAAGAAGTCAGAAAAGACAGCTAAACTTTCCGATAAGTAACAACGTAATACAGTTACCAGATTACACAGAGAAAGAAAAGATAATAACCAAGCAAGGCATTAGATTAATCAGCACAACTGATAACAATCTATTCCCTCAAAAAGTTAGCAAGTTAGCAAAAGAAAGCAGCACATTAAAAGCTGTTATTAATTCATTTGCTGAGTATGTTAGCTATGGTAGTATCTTAACTGAAAACCAGGCATTAGAAAGCAAATTAACCGATGATTTAAACAAGTATTACAATTGGTTTGAACTGTCTAAGCGTGTAGCTAAGGATAGAAGAACTTATGGCTATGGTTTCATTGAATCTGTGCGAATAGGTGGTGAGGTATTTATTTATCATTTAGATGCAAGTAAAGTTAGATTCTGTGAATATGATGGAGAGCATCCAGAGCAAGTAGCAATATCTAAAGATTGGAATGATAACAGAATTGAGCCAATACAAAGAACGCTTTATCCTAACTACGATGAGGAAGGCAGAACAATCATACCAATATTTGAGTATGAGAGTGGGCAAAATGATTATCCTTTACCAGTTTGGAGTGGTGCATTTTATGATGCACAAGTTGAAAGTTTAATAGGTCAATACAATGCTAACCAATTTGAAAACGGAGTAACTTTATCTAGTATTTTAATGTTTGACTTTGGAGATGTAACCGATGAGAATGGTGAGGATGGATTAAAGGACAAAAAATACAAACTTGAGCAAAACATTAAAGGTACAAGTGGAGGTCGTAGTGGTAAGAGTTTAATTGTTCCTAAAACTGGAGATGTTCAAGCGCCAGAGTATGTTACTTATCCGATGCAGAAAGAAGGTAGCTTTATGGATTTGCAGAAGATGGTAGAAAATAACATCGTAAAGGCTTGTTCCTGGTTTAGGAGTTTGGCAGGTTTAGAAAGTGCAGGTGCATTAGGAAATAATCAACAATTGCGTAATGAGTGGGAATTAGCAGAACGCTTAATCCAAAACGAGCAAGATGTAATTATGGGTGCTGTGCAGAAAGCATTTGAAGGAACTATCTATGAAGGAGATGTTGAATTTAACAATCAATCACCAATGAACGTGGTTAACGATTTAAGCAACATTACAACACTTTTACAGAACAAGGAAACGATAGGTACAGAAGCAGTTAAAGAATTGCTTAAAATGATGGGAATGGATGAACAACAAGCTAAAATAATTTCAGACAATGATAGCGAGTAAAGCAGAGATTAAAGCATTAGCGTTTAGCAATACTTTTGACATTAACGCTGTTAAGGATAATGTAATACAGATAGTGGAGTGGGAGCAAGTAATGACTGTTTTAGGTACAGATTTATATGATGATGTTGTAGCCAATCCTGGTAGCTATGCAACTTTGTTAAGCGACTATTTAAAGCCTTACATAGCTTATAATCTAAAAGCCTACATAAGCAAACCTAATCATATAAAAACTGGCAACAAGGGCGCACAAACTGCACAAGGAAGCAATGAGGTAATTGCTAACGTAGAGGAAGCAAAGCGACAAGCTATGGCAATGGCAACAAGGTATAAAACTCAGATGATTGCATACTTGGATAGAACTAAACCATTACTATGGAAAGGCGAACAAGATAGTGATGGCATAATTAATAAAATCATTATTTTCTAATGAGTCCGATTGCAGAACTATATCTGATGGGTTTAGGTGGTGTAATATTGCACCTATTAACTAAACTTTACAATGCAAAGAAGAAAGGCATTAAACTTGATTTTGGCTTGGAACTTATTAGCGTAGGAATAAGTGCCTTAATAGTCTTACTTTTTGTATTTGCAAAAGATGACCTTAAACCATTCTTTCCATTAAACACATTCACAGCTATTTTACTTGGGTATTCTGCTCAGTCAGTAGCCAGGCAACTGTTTAAAATGGCAATGCCGAAGAAATGAGTGATATAGTTTTAGCATCAATAATTACATCTGTAGGTGGTTTTTTAGGTATGGTGGTTGCCTTGCCAAATTGGAAAGCCATCAAAAATAAAATGTTTAGGAATAACGTAGAAAACGCTGTTACTAAGAATCCTAAAATATCTCAGATTTTAGAAGAACTTGCGCAATGCCCAGAAGTTAAAAAAGCAGTACTTGTCAAAATACATAATAGTGGAATGAAGATTATGGCAGGTGATGCAATTTATGGCACAATCATTTACCCATCTTTATGGCGCAGTAGTTTTAACCATCAGCTATTAGATGGCGAATATCAAGAAAAGGTAGTTTATCCATTATTAAAGCATCGCAAGGCTTGGGTAAATATTAAAGATTTAAGTGGACATTTGAGGTCAATATTTAGCGTTCAAAATGTTAAATGTTCTTTGTGTTATTTCATTAAGATGATGCCAGAAAAATTCTTTTTTGTTGCTGTAGATTTTGAGGTACAAGATGATGAGATAAGCGACACTACAAAGGATGAAATACGCAAGGCAGTTAACGAAGTAAGAACAATGATGTTATGAGAAACATTAAAAGAATCTTTATTCATTGCACAGCTGGTTATGGTGGAGTAGAAGCCATACAAAGGTATTGGAAAAGCATAGGATGGAAGAATCCAGGATACCACAGAGTAATAGAAGAAAGTGGTGATATTCACGCATTACTGCCTTATACAAAAGTAAGCAATGGTGTTAGAGGTTATAATAGCACAAGCATTCACATATCTTACATAGGTGGAGTTGAAAGAGATAATTATAATAAAGCAAAAGATAGTAGGACACAAGCACAGAAGGATGCCCTTATTTGCGAGATACACAACGCTTTAAACTTTCTAAAAGAACATCAAGATATAAGTGACATAGAAATCTTAGGACATAGGGATATATCCCCAGACAAAAACTTAAATGGAAAGGTAGATTCTTGGGAACGCATAAAACAATGCCCCAGCTTTGATGCAAAACTTGAATACAAGAATATCAAATAATTTGTTTACATTGTAGGCAATGAAGCTGCAAGAACTAAAAACAGAATTGCTTAAACTTGATTTAGACAAGTACAATGGCTTTCATTTGGACAATGGCACTATAATAAACGCAAGGCAATTTGTAGAATCACACACATCATTCTTAGAAACCAATAGTGGAAATAAACTTTACATAGCTTACTATGAAAGGCTATTAGAATTTCACAACAAAACTAAAGGAAATGACAGCAAGAGAGTTAATCAAAGCTAATCCACAACAAGAAGGCGAAACTAATGAGTCTTATTTTAGGAGATTGGTCAATCCAAACAATAGCTATTTAGCCATTAGGTCAAAATATTACAAGATTGCCAAGAAATTTGTAGAAACTCAGCGCAAATATGATAAGCAAGGCAACATCACAAGCCGAACTGAAAAGCTACAGCCGACAGAAT